TCTTTTCTACGTTCTTTGTATTTCCTTTCTTCTGTGCCATAAATTATAAATACCATTTACCACTATTAGGATTGTATCTTTTACCTCCTGAACCACCTAAGTAAAAACCGCAAGTATAAGAGTTTGTTAAAGGCTGTATATCCCAACTATTAGAAGTTGAACAGTAAGCAGGGAATAGCGAAGCATTGCCACATAGGTAGTTAATCAACCGTTGTCCATAATACTCCGCCCTGTCTTTGTGGTGGCTAATTAGTTTCGTATAGTTGTTATCATCAATAGGGCTTGCATTATCGCTATTCTTTTTGCTTACATTCTTATTAGAGTATCTAAATAGTAATACGTTTGTCATTTCCATTGTAACAAACTTTAAAAGCATAGGAGCAATAAAGTCTTGTAGTAAAGTTTTCTCCGCTGCGTTAGTTGTGCCTGCTGCAATTTTAGTATCTAAGTCATCAAATAAGCTAGAACCTAGATACTGGACTAAGTAAATATCTTGCATTTCTGCAATGGTAGGAACTATTAACTTAATGTCAATGTTTTCATCTAGTCGGCTATTCGTTTTAACATAGTCCTCTGATATAAATAAACTCTTTGCCATTATACTAAATCGTTTTCTAATTTATAATTAAGCCTTGCTGCTTTAGCTTGTGAAGAGTGTGGACGTTCTATAATAGCTTCCATATTACTTTCCAACTCCTTAACTCTTTCTTTTAGCTTTTGATAACTACTAACTTTAACCGCTTTCTTACTAAATGCAAATGCCATCTTCTTACTTCTTTTTCAATTTAACTAAACGCTGTTCCCAAATATGCCTACATTGTGGAACTCTAATGTTTGTCTTAGGCTTCGTGTACCATCCACCACGACTACTAAACACGTCTAAATTAGTACCGTTGTTCAATCGGTTAATATCTTCTAACGTCCAACTTCTGCCCGCATTGCTTAACCCTGTCATAATCTTGCAAAATGTTCTACTCTCTCCTTCTAGCTTTGGCGGGTTAGGTCTTAACTTGTATTTATAAACTACTAATACACCTTCTTTGCCTATCTCGTTATTCCCTTCATCAGTAACCTCGTTATCACTAGTCAATAACCCATCAATAACCATCTTATCAATTAGCTCTTGTACTTCCGTTGCGCCTATTTTAAGACTGTCTGCAATCTCTTCTACTGTTGCAGTAGGGTTACTTTGTAATATTGAAAGTATAGACGTTTCAGCATTGGTTAAAGTAGCAAATTTTAACTCGCTTTCTTCTGCATCCTTTACGCTTGAAAAGTCGCAAGGGGTTGAGCTTATAACCTCATAGTCATCATCGTTTAAACCGCAGCTAGAAAAGTGATTTTCTATAATATCATTCTCTTCATCTTTGCTAAAGTTTGAAGTGTTAACCTCTTCTTTTACTGTGATGTTACTACCTTCTAAACCAATTAAGCCTCTGATTTCGTTAGGTGTCATTGATTCTAAAATCTTACCCGCTAATAAAGGACTAAGAACGCTTAAAGCGGTTGCAACTGGGTTGACGTCCTCGCTTTCTCCGTAAACCTCATTAGGCTTAATTTCTACAACTGCATCAATACCGTTAATAGCTAGTAAGTCATTCCAAAAGTCATTTAAAAACCTTTGTCTATTATCTACGTAGTTAGCTCTAAAAAGAAAGTCTGATATTGGCAACTCAATAGAACCCCCCAACTTACCCTCAACCGCAATACCTAAAAGCAAAGGGTTAGGAATGTTATGTGCTACTACTAACTTGTCTACTATCCAATTAGATAATGTATTAAATCTTTCATCGTGACTATTAGAAGGTATTGCAATAATGTCGGCTGCTTTATCTTTACCATCTGTGAAGTTCATTATAAACTCCCCGCTATTGTCATCGCCTGAAAACTTGGATTTAATTTGTCGCTCTATTGCTTTTTGATCTTCTTGGGTAGGTTCTCCATTATAAAAATTAATCATATAACCCGCAGAGAATCCCGATTTGATATTATTGAGGTGGAAGTTGTCAATTCGCCATTCACTCTCAATAATTGGATTAGCTGCGATATAATCAGGTAGAGGATATGCGCCCTCTCCTGCTCTGTAAAGTCTTTTACTTATTAAGTAGTTCTTACCTGCTTCAAATTTACCTTCGTACTCCCAAAACTCTTGAAAATCCTCGTTTGTTTCAGGTCGTCTAACGCTCCAATCTTCTGTATAAAAAAAGTGCTTGTCATCTTCTTTGTCAACTCTAAGATTCTGAAAAGGCAAATGACCTACTTCTACGTTCTCCTTTCCTTTAGTAGGTATTAATTCTGCGTAAATACCACCAAATAAACTTAAGTCCGTTGTGAATTTCTTATTTAAAGTTGCTGAACTCTCGTAGCTGTTAGGCTGTCTAATAAACCCTTTAGCCATTGCAAGTGCTGAAACGCTGTTAAACTTATCTATAATAAGCCCTTGACCTTCAATATAGTTTATCTTCCCGTTAATTATGGCGTTGTGAATACTAGCCTTGTTGTAGTTGTCTATTAAATAATTTGGATAGCGATTTTTGTATTCGTCAGTATCTCCAAAAATAACCCATTGCTTAGACTTATTAATAGACATTACAGGCGGTTTGTGTGCTGTAAAGCTAGAAAATATTAAATTGTATTTATTGTCTTTAGTCGCCATATACTGCGTAAGTTTTTGTTAATGTTGGAGAAGGTTTTAAAGTATTAGTGTCGCCTACTTTCATTCTACCCCTGCAAAGTTCGTTTGTATCGTCCTCTCTTAATATGTAAGTATAACTACCCTCGTTAGCAAAGGTTATGTCTGTTCCCTCTGTTAATGTGAAAGTTGATACATTGTAAGAAATAACAGGAATTAAAGTAAGTTTTTGGCTTTGCTTAGTTTGTTCATTGATAAACTCAAACACGTAACTAAACGAGCTTGCAGTAGCTTTGTTACTTAGATTATCTAAAGCGAAAGTATTTAATATATTTTTAAATATCTGAATCGTCATCTTCTTTGATCCCTTCAAATTTAACCTTCTTTTCTTTCTTCTTTACTGGCTCAAATACATCTGCATCAATAGCCTTTAAAAGTTTGGTATTCTCTTCAATAATTTCAACAATAAATTCTTTTTTGTTTACTCTTTTGTGAATAGTACCGCCTAATAGTTCTTTTCTAATTGCCATACTATAATATACTTAAAATCAAAAATTATTGGTAAATAAAAAAGCCCCTACAATTTGCAAGGGCTTTAATAGTTGTTTAAGGTTGTTTAATCGTATACTTCAATAGTTAACGTTCCTTTCCATCCATCTGTCTCTGTATCATCAGAAGCTAGAACTCTAAAGTAAATATTAGAATCGTCATCTACCCTATAAAAAGAATATGTTTCATCATTAACAAGCCCTACACTTATAGAGAATCTAACAACCGTTTTATCGCTTAAAAATAAACCACTAGACAAAGCGAAATACTCTCCTGCTGCATCTCTTGAAAATGTAATGTTTCCAACGCTATTTACTAATTCAGAATCCACAACAGGCACAGCAGTTCCCGACTGACTTATACTAACCTCATAAGTTTTAGGTGTTCCTATTCTGTTGAACGCTGCTCTTAGATTATCTCTTCTGAAAATATTACTTAAATTGAATGCCATTTTTCTTTATGTTTTATAAAAAAAAGGGGTAACTATAAAAGCACCCCTCTTTAGTGATTAATTAATTCTTACGCTGTTGTTAATCCTGCAACTACTGTTGCATCAACTGTATAAGGGTAATGTGATTCTTTTGCAGTTATACCAACTGTGTAACCGTTAGCATCCCCGAACGCTTTACCTGTTGCGCTTTGGTTAGTTCCTCCCATTTTCATAGCACCGAAATCTAAACCGATAGCGTGATAAACTCCGTTACCATCTTTGATAATTAAAGCTAACTTTCTAGCTGCTGCCATCAATTGCAATTCAACATTCTTTTCTTTTGAAATTTTGTTGATAGTGAAATTAAAAACAGTTTCCCAAAATGTAGTTCCCGATTCAGTACTTTTGTTTTCAGTACTAATGAAATCCGCGTCCTCTTGCTCTAATTCGTAGATATAAAAGTTAGTCGCAGCAACTTGTGTTAGTGCTGTAACCTCTCCCGCTACTACTGTGAATGCATCTACATTCTCTGTATTGGTAATTAAGAGTTCACTAACCCCTCCGATTGAATCTAAGCAGTCCAGTGCGAATCCGCTATTTAATAAACTTGTACAAGCCATAATATATTTATTTTTAAGTTATAAAAAAGGGCGGGTTATTTGCCCACCCTTTTAATTAATTGTTTAAGTACTTATTAAGGTACTAATGTAAATTCAACAACGTCCTCAACGAATTGTACTTGCGTACCTCTTTTGAACTCGTTATCTAAGAAAATTACCTTTTCAGAAACTGGATCTAATCTAGTAGAAAATTCTTTATCTCCTTCTCCATCAACTCCAATTACAAGGTTAGTAGGGTAAGTAATGAACATTCTATTAGAAGCATTCAAGCCATAAGTACCAACTATCTCAACGTTAGTTCCAAATAATTTTTGGTTAGACTCGTCTGAATTACCATTCCATTGGTAAAGGTTAGCATCAATTAAAGCCATATTGTAAAGGTCTAAAACATCTTGACCAACAAACAACTTAATATCTCCTCTTTGTCTAAGGTTTTCAGGTCTTGCCAAATACATATCTTGAAGTAATGCAAGTACGTTAGCTCTTGTAATTCCTGTTGCTGCTGTTACTAGTCCCGTGTTACCGTTAACCGCTGAGCCTGCATCAATATGTTTAACCCAACCATCATAGTAAGAAAGGTTGTTTGTTCCCGATAGTAAATCTCCAAACCAATCACTCTTTTCTAACTCTTGGCTCATAATATCAGCCTTCTCCATTAGATAAATCTCAGCAATTTCAGAAGGTAGAGATTGCTTACCTTGTAAAGAGCCTTGTTGCATTAGTATTTGTGTCCATTTTCCTTCAAGCTCTTGCAAACAAAGATTTTCATTTGCAGACAAAGTACCTACTGTAATAGTCTTATCTGTAAAAGTTGTTGTATCTCCTACCGTTCTTGTACAGTTGGAAGCATCTGCAAAAGTTACAGTTGTTGCCATATAATGCAACTTAGAACTTGATTTAATATTAGTTTGAACCGTTGCCATTGAGGCTGTCATTGTAGGTTTAAATTGCAATGCCCCCACTAATGGGAAATCCCTATCTTCAATATATGCGTCTAACGCAGTTGTAATTACACTCATTTTATTTATTTTTTTATTTTCCTGTGAAAATGTTATTTTTCTTTTCTCTTACGCTAAACTTAGCTTTCTTTGTTGGTTCTTTTATTGGTTCTTTTGCGAATTGCTCAAAACAAGACATAATCACAACGTGTAATT